GACTTCGGTTCGGGTGGCTCTGCTGGTTCTTCCGGCACGACTGCTCGTACCAACGGCACGAACCGCACCTTCACCGAGACCGAACTCAAGACGGTCATCAAGGAAGTGTTCGAGTCTGGTGGTTCGCCGAAGATTCTGATGGTGACCCCGGCGCACAAGCAGACGGTTTCCGCTTTCGCCGGTATCGCTGCCCAGCGTTACATGGCTCCTTCGGATGCTCCGACGACCATCATTGGCGCTGCCGACATCTATCTGTCGGACTTCGGCTCGGTGAGCGTGGTTCCCAACCGCTTCATGCTGTCGGGCAACGCTGCTAATGAAGTGGCATTCGTGCTTGATCCCGAGTACGCTGCTGTTGCTTATCTGCGCCCCTTCCAGACCATTGAGTTGGCGAAGAACGGTGACTCGGATCGCACGCAGTTGCTGGTTGAGTACACCCTCGAGGTCAAGAACGAAGCCGCTCACGGCATCATCGCTGACCTGTCGTAAGCCGATTTATCGGTGACAACTAAGGGGGCCGGGGCAACTCAGCCCCCTTTTTCACATGAACATCAACGAAATCGCAAAGAACACCAAGGTAGTCCAGCGCAAGGCTCACGCCGCCGATGATGGCGGGATCGTGATCGAGAGTTCGCAGGATGTAGGTGGGATCATTGAGTCCAATAAGGCTCAATTCAACTCATACGATGAACGCGCTCGATGGAGTGACCATTTGTTTGGGAACAAGGTCGCCTCGGTTCCTTTGGTGGTGATTGACGATCTCAACAAAAAGGGCATCATGCGAGGGTTCCATGTGGTTGACCAGGCTCGTTTCAAAGAGTGGCTCAATCATCCTGACAACCGCGCATTCCGCACCCGTCCAGGGAGGGTCTGATGGCAATCTCCACCTATTCCGATCTCAAGACCGCAGTTGCAGACTATCTAGCTCGGTCTGATCTGACCAGCAAGATTCCTGACTTCATCACATTCGCAGAGAACCGCCTTCGTCGGGACTTGCGGATTCGTCAGATGCTCAAGCTCGTCAATGCAGCGATGACCGCTAACGACTCCACGCTATCGCTTCCGAGCGATTTCCTGGAGATGCGGGACATCCATCTGAATACGACTCCAAACTCTGCTTTGGAGTACCTCTCTCCCAACATCTTCTATCGCAATGCCGACGCGACAAACACGGGCATTCCGAAGCGATATACCTTGTTGGCGAGTGATTTCCAGTTCGCACCGATCCCGGACTCTGCTTACAACGTGCGGATGCTGTACTACGCAGCTCCGGCCTATCTGAGTGACTCCAACACCTCAAATGTGTTCCTGGCGAACTGTGCCGATGCGCTGCTCTACGCTTCTTTGGGAGAGGCAGAGCCTTACATCATGAATGATGAGCGTCTGAACACCTGGGCCGCGCTGTATCAAAGGGCAATTGACACTATCAACGCATCCGATGATCGGGGAGAATACGCAGGTGTTCCCCTGACGATGACTCTCGCACGGAGATAAATATGTCTGAAATCTCAAACTATCTTGAGAATGCGCTAATCAACGCAACTCTGCGGAACACGGCGTATACAAGCCCGACCACGGTTTATGTGGCGCTATACACCACAGACCCTACCGATGCGGATACGGGTACTGAGGTGAGTGGAAATGCTTATGCTCGTCAGAGCGTGACCTTCTCTGCCCCGTCCAATGGTGCAACGTCAAACTCGGCGGCGGTGGAGTTCCCGCAGGCTACGGGTTCGTGGGGCACGGTCGCCTATATCGGCCTTCGGGATGCCTCCTCGGGTGGGAATCTGCTGTATCACACGCCTTTGGATGCTTCCAAAACCATCGCCACGGGTGATGTGTTCCGTATCGCAATTGGCTCGCTGACGGTTACGATTTCGTAATGGCCGATCTCTACCCACCGTGGTCGATTGACTCCCTTGATAACCTCAAGGCGAGTCTGGATGACCTCACGCTAACGCTTGATTCGCCTCTATACATCACAAGCGTTACTCGGTGGGATGGGGATGCCTCCATCGCCGCTTCTGCGAGTGTTGCAGCAGACGCAACACGGGTTCAGTTCGGAGCAGGGTCGATTACTGCTGATGCAGCGGTAACGGCTCAAGGCATCCGGGTTCAATTCGGCGCTGGTTCTTTTGATGGATCGGCCTCGGTTGTTTGTAGTGCAATCCGGGTTCAGTTTGGCTCTGGAGACATCATCACTACCTCGGTGGTGACCTGTCTCGGTGGATTGGTTGCGAGCGGTCAAGCTAGCGTCACGGCAGAGGCCACGGTCACTTGCGTAGCGAATGCGACCTTCTCGGCGTTTGCCTCGGTCAACGCTCTGGCCTCGGTTGGGTGTCTTGCGAATAAGCAAGGCGACGAGTGGAGCAATGTCCAGGTTGATGAGAGTTCATGGACTCCTGTGACCGATACCGAGACCACATGGGATGTCGTCGCAAGCAATTCCGACACATGGACTGATGTTACAGACACCGAAACGAACTGGACTCCAGTTGCCGCTGCTGGTGGAACATGGGTGAGGGTGTGAAATGCCTGAAACTAAGATTACATTCGGAGAGTGGTTGCCAGATCAGCCAGGCATCGCTGGTGCGCTCCAAGCCGCATACAACGTCTATCCTCAGCAGATTGGATATGGCCCTATCCCGAGCCTGACGGACTACTCGAACTCGGCCTCCGAGAACCTGACTCGCGTCTTCTCTGGGAAGATCAGCAGCACTTCCACGATGTTCGCCGGGGGAGCTACCAAGCTCTTCAAGTACAACTCGACCAACCGCAACCTGGATGATGTGTCCAAGGTTGGTGGGTACACGGGCGGGAATTGGAGCTTTACCCAGTTCGGTGATGTGGTTCTTGCCGCGAACAACTCGCAAAAGATTCAGTCTTTCACCCTCAACAGCAGTACCGCTTTCGCTGATGTGGCGGCGGCTGCTCCGGTCTGTAAGTATCTGACTGTTGTTCGTGACTTCGTGGTTGCGGCAAACATCTCGTCTTATCCGAATCGAGTCCAATGGTCTGACATCAATGACGAAACGGATTGGACTTCCGGGCCGACCTCTCAGTCTGACTTCCAGGACATTCCTGATGGCGGGGATATCCAGGGCATAACTGGTGGAGAGTTCGGGCTTGTCCTGCTGGAGAAGTCTGTAGTGCGGATGACCTATATCGGCTCACCGCTTTACTTCCAATTCGACACCATCTCTCGTGAGATCGGGTGCTATGAGCCTGGCTCTGTGACCCAGTACGGGAATATGACCTTCTTCCTGTCGGATGATGGGTTCTATATGTGCGACGGTCAGAGAGTCTCGCCAATCGGGGCTGAGAAGGTAGATCGGTGGTTCTGGAACGACCTTTCTCCTTCGTATACAAAGTTCAGCGCAGCGATTGATCCGGTCAAGAAGGTGGTGATCTGGTGCTATCAGAACACCAATGCAGGCTATTCGCTTCTGGTTTACAACTGGCAGCTCAACCGCTGGTCTTACGGAGCGACTGCGGCCTCTTACATTTCTTCGGCAGCAACTTCTGCTGTGACCCTTGAGGGTCTTGACCTGTTCTCGGCTTCGATTGATGCGCTGGGCGTGTCTTTGGATGCGCGTCAATGGCTCGGTGGACGGTTGGTTTTCGCCGGGGTTAGAGATGCCAAGATCGTCACCTTTGAGGGCCAGCCTATGTCGGCCTTCATTGAGACTGGCGATCTTTCCTCGATCGCAAGCATCATCACCTTGGCGCGTCCCCAGATTGATAACGGGTCTGCGAATGTGGCGGTTGCCTCTCGTGAGATGCTGGACGATGACATCATCTACTCCACAGCGGTGGCCGCGAGTAATGAGAACCGAGTCTCTCTAAGAAGCTCCGGCAAGTACCATCGCGTAAAGGTTGTTCCAACGGGCAACTGGACAACTATGGCCGGGGTTGATGTGAACATTGTCGGGAGGGGCCGTCGATGATGTTTCGTGTTCTCCCCCCGTTTGGCGCTGATCCTCGAGGAATCTCCGAGGTCGTCAATGGGTTGATGAATGGCAAGTCCAACAACACGGGGACTGTCACTCTCGCCACGGGTGGAGCATTGACCACGACTCTCTACGACGAGCGGATCAGCACAGACACGAAGATCGTTCTGCTCCCGTTCTCTGCTGCGGCTTATGCCGATCAACTCCCTTTTGGAGCGTTTCAGGACTCCACCGATCAGACTGCGGCATCAACGACTGCGGCTTATGCGGTCACTCTGAACACGACTGATTACTCAAACGGGATCACGGTCTCCAACAGTTCTCGGGTCAACTTCAAGAACCCTGGGACTTATAACCTCCAGTTTTCTCTCCAGTTCGCTAACACCGACTCACAGATTCAGGACGTTGACATTTGGTTTAGGAAGAACGGAACAGATGTGGCCGGAAGTAATAGCCGGTACTCAATTCCAAATAAGCATGGAAGCATCAACGGCCATCTGATCGCTGCTCTGAACTACTTTATTGAGTTGGCGGCGAATGACTACATGGAGATCATGTGGGCAACCACCTCAACCTCGGTGACGATTGAGCAGATTCCTACGCAGACAAGCCCGACCCGTCCGGCGACTCCGAGCGCAATCGTGACGGCAAACTGTGTGTCTATGGCGAGCATTGCAAATGTGTACGTTTCATCGCAGACTCAGGGATCGGCAACTATCAGCCATTACGCTAATTCCACAGCCGATAAGACCTTTGCTTACATTTTGGTGGGATGATGGAAGCACGATTGATTTCCCCCAACGATCTGCGACAATGGTGGGGATTCGTCAGACCAGGGCTGCTGCAAATCCTGCACAAGACCCCGGAACATTGGATACCCGAGGATGTCTACACAGACTGTTTTAACGGGAAATCAATGCTCTGGGTCGGCCTGGTCGATGCAAGGCCAGTCGGGTTCATGGTTCTCCAGCCCCGAAAAAACGCGCTCCATGTGTGGTGTGCGTACCTTTCCGAAGTCGGGTACTTCGATGCAGGCTGGCAACATCTCATGAACATCGTTCAACAAGGTGATGCTCAACGCATCACATTCGAATCTTGGCGACCTGGTTGGGCCAGAAAAGCCAAACAACTAGGTTTTAAGCCCCGTTCGTGGGCGCTGGAGGTCTAAATGTCTGGGCTTTTTGGTGGCGGTGGAAATACAGTAACGAGGACTGAACTCGATCCGAATATCGCGCCATACGTTACCTATGGCTTGAGCGAGGCGCAGCGGCTTTATGCCACTCCCACGCCTCAGTATTATCCCGGACAGACCTACATTGGCCCGAGCCAACAGACGCAAGCTGCACTAGCGGCGGCTCAGAC